TATCAGTTAATGCTGTGTTAAATTCTGCTGTAGTACCTGTAATTGTATTAGTACCTAATGCAATAGATTTATTTGTAAGGGTAGAAACCTGAGAGGCAGATAAAACTGTACCGTCTGTAGATATTGTTAAATCATTGCCTGATATAGTTGTATCAATACCTGAACCACCAAGAACTCTTAAAGTTTCTCCGTTTGCTGATATTGTCGCAACTGTTGAAGAATCATCAGCGAATTTTACTGTACCGTCAACTGTAGTACCGTTACCAATAGCTGTATAAATTTCATCAAAATTTAGATTGATTTTATTAGCACCATCACGGAGATTATCACCTGTTCCGTCATTTGCTAAGGTACCTCTATTAATTATTAGTTTTGCCATTTGTAATTAAACCCTCTTACACTATTTATACTATTTTTATGGTGTTGTATCATCAAAAGTAATGGTATCAAAGTCAAATCTAGTCAATGTATTATCAAAACTATCAGCATTAAAGGCTAGAGATGACGGAAACGCATAATTTGTTTTTAATAGTCTTGCATTTTCATTTGAAGAAAATATAAAGATACCGTTACGACCATCAAAACTAGTATCTGTACCCATAATTTTAACATTTTCTAAGTTTTCAAATGAATTTGCATTTGAACCTGCGTTACTGGTTCCATACACAGTATTACCAAATCTGTTAATACTAGACCATCTAGGTCCTGCATATGCAAAACCTCTTTTAATTAGTATTGGATTACCATTTTCATCTGTAATTGTTCTTTTCATTCTACTTTGAATATCAAACTCAATTGCTTCTCTTGTTAATGTCAAATCTCTTGTGTTTGAAGTAAAGTGGTCTTTTGTTAAAGCATTACTATCAATTGCACCTTCTGATTGAGGATTTGCTCTTAATGATGTTCCGTCATCAACTGTTCCTAATCTTCTACCAAATATTGTAGAGAATAAAGTATTGACAATTGCAAATAATGGTTCGTCTGTTACATTTGATACAGAACCTATAACAGGACCGATTGCTCTAACATTTAATCTATTTTGAATATTAACTTGACCTGTAAAATAAAAACCTGCTGTGTGCATTGTCTTTTTAAATGCATCACGCCATTCATTAATAGAACGGCCAACTTTTAACACATATGAGAAATCTTGGTAATATAAACTATCTTGTATTCTCATTGTTGTTTCTGAAACTTTACCTCTTTCACTAATAAATGCACCATCTGTATCTGCAACTGATACAACATTTACAGTAGCAGTTGAAACATCTAATTTTTTAAGAGTACAAGTACCTGAAGTGTTTGATGTTATTGTTTCATCAATTGTAAATGTTCCTGAAACTGCTTTAATTCTTAATAAACCTCTATCAGTATCTAAACTAACAATTGTACCTGTAGCGCCAGATGTTCCGCCTGTAACTGTACCATTTGTTAAAAATGTTCCTGAAACTGAAGTTACAATCATATTGTTAAAGAAACCTAAAACAGGAGGAGTAGGAGCAGTTTCATAACCTTTTCCTAATTCAACTGTTTTTAATTTTACAATTCTACCAATATCATCACCATATGCTCTAATTGTTGCACTTGTGCCTGTTGATGATGTAACACTCACAGTAGGTGTTACAGTATATTGACTACCTGCATTTGTTAAGAAAATATCTGTAATAGGTTGTAAGTCTGTAAATTTCTCTTGTACAATTACATCACCAGCATATCTATCACCTGATTGCGTTGCATCTTCTAAAACAATTCTGTCACCAGTTGACATATCACTTGTGCCGTCTTCACCCTCAAAACCACCATTTACAATTTTAACAAAACCGGCCGCATTATTACCGTTTGTGCCTGAATTATTAAATGTTAATGCATCACCAACTTCATAACCTGTTCCACCATTATCAATTATAATATCTGTTATACTACCAGGTCCTATTTCTTCTACCTGAAATAAAGCACCTTGACCACCTGCTGTAACTGTAATTGTATCTGTGATAGTATTTAATGAACCATCATTTGTAATTGATTTTGTTCCAGGAATACCTGTAACATTTGCTTTAATAAAATAATCATCACCGTCTGAACTTGTTCCTTGTACAACTTCACCTATTGTAAAATTACCTACAATACTATCTGCATTTAATATTAATTGTGTAACTGTATCAGAACCGATTTGGAATGTAGAAGTATTTTCTACAATTGCAACACAACCTGAAGATTGTCCTGTAATCTGTCTACCAATTAATAAAGTAGGGTCACCAACAGATGCAATAACTCTTAATACTTTTAAAGAGTCAAATTGACCGTCAGAAGCCTTTAATAAGTTTTCTCTTGGATATAAAGTTTCAGATGTTTCACCAAATAAAATACGGAAAAACATTTCGTGTCCTCTTACAGAACCTTTTGCTCTATATAAAGACTTTACATTTTTAATTAATTTTCTTTTGTCAACACCTATTGATAAGTTTTCAGGAAGTGTTGCTAAAAATTCATCTCTAAAATTAAATAAGAAGTGATTAATAACTTTATCAGGATCCCTAAAGTTAATTAAGTCAACTATGTTATTTACAGGATTTGGTTTGTAATTATTAATAGTTGCTCTTGCATTTGAAGATTGACCAACTACATCTTCAGTAAGACCAAACTTATCTTGTGCTGAAATAATTAATCTATTATTATCTAAGTCTTCAACTAAAACTACAGCAGTTGCACCGGTAGTTTGACCTACAATAGTTTCACCTCTTGTAAATTTACCATAGTCAGACTCTTCTAAAAGAATTTTATCACCAGCATCTAAAGATGTTCTTGCTGTGTCAATTCTACTAGAGTTTAAAACTAAATTGTTTTCTTGTCCTGTTTCTGATTGTAATAAAATACCTGTTGTAGATAAAACAGATGTTACTTCTAATTCGGCAGATTCTAATAATTGATAATAGACTTTTAAAAATTCGGCAAATTTAGGGTGGTCAGCAACTACATATTCTGGTAATTGGCTGTTAAGTATTGTTGAAATTTTATCATTAAATTTTGCCATTGTTCATTAATAACTTGCTGTTGGTGTGTAACCTACACCAGCTTCGGCAGAACCACCAACAAATGTGTCTGCTGTAACTGATATGCTTGAATTTGCTACATCAATTTCTACAATCTGGTCTCTAACAGGTACAACATCATTTGAATTTGGTTGTATTGTTAATTCAATAACTGTAGATGATGCACCTCTAATATTTGAAATAGATGCTACATTTAAAGAGTTAAGTGTAATTTGTCCTGTATCATAATCAATTGTGCCTTGTGTTTCATTTGCATATGTTCTGATACCTGATTGTAAATAATATCTTCTAACATTGCCTGCACCATCATCATCTAAAAACATTTCTAAATCACTACCTGTTACTTTGAAACCAGTTGAACTTAAAATACCACCTGCAGCTGTATTGTGTCCTGAATGTGGATTGAATAAAGCATTTCTAAAATAAATGTCATATCTTGTAGATGATGCTAAAGTAGGTGTAAAACTTTTTCTCATTTTAATTGTGGTAATGTTTGATAAAATACTTGTATCTGTACCGTCAATTAAACCTGTCAATTTTGAATATCTGAATACTGCATCAAATTTTTGTAATGTTGATGTATTGTAATTTGTAATTGATGTGATAATATCTGACCTTAAAGTATCTGTAGATTTAGTTGTTGATTTAGCATCATACTTTGCATTTACAGTTAACAATATTGAAGTTGTTTGTGGGTCAACAATTTGAGGAGATACTGAAGCAACATTATAAGGTTTTAATGAATCAATAATAGATTGTTTTGTTGTTTCTGTTAAAGTAGAACCTGAAGCGGCCTTAATTGCAATCTTAACAATACCATATCTTGGAGTTTCATCATCTTCACCACCCCAAGCACTAACTGATAATGCATTTGGATATAATGATTGAACAAGTGTTTCGTAATCTGTAGTTGTTACTGCTCTTTCCTGAGCTGCATATTGTAATGGTGCATTATGTCTAATTGATTCATCTGATTCACCCTCAGCACCACCTTGTGCTGATGAATTTGTTGTAATAGAAACATTTGTAAATCCTCCGACATTGCCTTGTAAACTAAATGAACTTGCACCGTTAGCTGCTGTTTTATTTGTAACAATGTATTGTAAGATAACAATATTGCCGTCATCTAAAGAAGCACCATTAATACCGTCACCAAAATAAACTTCATATTTGTTATCTTCACTTTCTTGTATAAAATAAACTTTTGAAGTTGAACTAACATTATTATAACCACCTGCAAGTGAGTATGTTGATGTTGATGAATCACTTGAACTTGTTTGAACTGAAACTTTTAAAGTTGATGTATCTGCATTTGCACTTGGAATAATAAATCTTTGGTCAACATCATTTACATCATAAGTGTATTTAAATGTTACAAGTGTGCCTTCATAAATTGTAATGTTACTAAACTCATAAACACCGTTTACAGGAATAGTTGTAAAATCTGAATTAGTTACATATTGATAAGATACATCATTTACAGTTGTTGTAAAAACTGTACCTTTGTTCATAGTTACTGAGGTGCCTGTTGCATTATTTAATCTAACATTAATATTGGCCATTGGTGCTCTTGGTGATGATGGTGTGTAACCAATCATTTTTGCCAATGATACAATATTGTTTCTAATGTCTGCACTATCTAAGTACAACTCATTGGTTGCCATATTTGCTAGATAAGCAAGATAGTGTGTGTTGTAAGATAAAATGTCTAATAGAACTGATAATGAACTACCTTCAAAATCATAATCCTGAAATTGTGATTGACCTTGTAAAAAGTTTTTAAGATTTGTTTTTATTAGGTCAAAATCTAAATCTGATACTATTAATTTGTGGTTTGACATTTATTATCTCAGCCTTTGTAAAAATGTTGTGACTACTTGTGGACCTGGAACACCTACTACATAAAAATAAATGTCAACAACTAATCTGTTATTATCTTGGTCGTCATCAACTCTAACATTTTGTAAATCAATTCTTGGTTCATAGTTGATTAAAACTTCTTCTATTTTTCTTTTTAAAAATATACCAGTCATTGGTGTAAAAGGTTCAAATAATAACTCTCTAACACCACAACCTAATTCAGGTTGAAATGGTCTTTCGTAAAAATTAGTTTGTACTAAATTTTTTACTGCTCTTTTAATAGCAACCACATCTTCAACAACATTAACATCATTTGTTACAGCATTACGGTTAAAGTCTAGGTCAATATCCCTAAACCTTCTGGAATTTCGTGTACTCTTACTTTTAGATGATGCGTCATAAACTGCCATAACGGTAATATTTATAAAGTTTTTTGCAACTTAATTTGCAAAAACACTAGAAGAACCTGAAGTCATAGCACCAGCATCAGCACTATCACCAATTCTACCTACTGCAATACTATTAACAAATACATTTGGCGAACCTGCATTTAAAAATCTTACATGTGGTGGACAAGGTGGTATTGGTGGTGCTGGGTGAGATACAGTAGGTGCGCCTACAACTATGATATTGATACCGTTTGCTTTAACTGTACCATCTGTATTTGAAGATGCAATAGTAGTTGTGCCGGTACAAGCGTGGCCGGTCGATAAACTATCTCCTACTCTACATACTGCTGGCATTATCTTGCCTGTTTAGCCTTTAATGCTTCTCTTCTTTTCTCTTGTATCATTGCTTGTTTGACTTTTCTACCAATTGGTATTAATACTGAATGACACATTTCTTTGCCTCTTTT